TTGGAATCGTTTTAAGGTGCTTATTTTAGATTTTGAATTCCTATCATGGAATGATTACACTTATAAAGAAGAAGTAGATAACAGAGGTAATGCTCGTTTTGGTAAAACAAAGTATCAGGATTCAAGCAAAATTGATTTGGCGGTTAATGAGAAGGGAACGATTGAAAAGTTCGACTACGCAGGTTCTGTACCTAGTTTAGTTGACTCAAAGAGTAAAGGGCAAGCCGAGCCTGTATATATGCCTGTTACTAAAAAGGTTGTTTATAAGTGTAAATGGTTAATTCAAACTGATTATATGTATGATTGGGGTATGTCTGAAAATCAAATTAGACAACCTTCGTCTTGGTGGGATACAAAATTAAACATCCAATTATACTCATGGAATTTCTATAAGATGCGTTTTGCAGGTATTACAGAAAGATTAATTCCGTTAGAAGATAAAGCGTGTTTAGCTTGGTTCAGGCTTCAAAATATGTCTAATAAATTAATTCCGTATTTAATAAATATAGATTTAAACGCATTAGAAGGTGTTGATTTTGGAGGTGGTGGAGATAAGATGAACCCAACAAAGGTTATGGATTTTATATTTTCTAATTTTGTTGTACCTTATCGTTCAACTGATTTATTAAGTCAAAATCCAAACTACAAGCCAGTAAGCATTGAAGCTTCAGGGCAATTAGCTGTATTTGGTCAATTGTATCAAGAGTTGCAAAACACTATTGATATGATGCGTCAAATATCAGGATTAAATGAATTGACAGATGGCTCTACTCCTAATTCAAAAACATTAGTTCCAGTTGCAAATGCTGCAATGGAAAGTACTAATAATGCTTTATACTTATTAAGTTTTGCAGACAAACAATTAGTGCAAAATGTTGCAGACGCTATTGTTGCAAAAGTACAAATAGCTGTTAAATTAGGTAAGGTAGAAGGTTATGGTAGAGCATTAGGTACGGAAACCGTTAAATTTTTCCAAATCAATCCTGATTTATCTATCCATGAATTTGGTATATTTATTGAAGATAGCCCATCTGATTACGAAAGACAGCAGTTAATACAAGAATTAAACATTAGAGATTCTCAAGGATTAATTGAGCCGGAAGATAAAATACTTGTAATGAGTTGCCGTAATTTAAAAATGGCATCAATGATACTTGCATATAAGATTAAGAAGCGTAGAGAGAAGATGCAAGAGTTTGAATTGCAAAAGGTAAGAGAGGCTTCTCAAGGTAATGTAATGGCGACTCAAGCAGCAGAACAAGAAAAACGTATCACATTGCAAGACCAATTAAATGCAGATATAGCTAAAATTAATGCTGAAAAACAATGGGAATATATTATTCAAATGGGTAAGAAGGATAAAGATATTCAAGAAGCTGAAATACAAAAAGAAGCAAAAGTTATCGCTCAAAGAATAGCAGCAGACGCTAGAATAGCGGTAAGCGACAGGAAACAAGTACAAACAATGAAAACAAAATAAAATGGTAAAATCCTTATTATCTAAAAGTATGAAAAGCGTCTTGCAAGAGGCGTTATATCTAGAGTTATATCAATCTAATCTTTGGAAAGCTTTGGCTAACCAAATGCAACAATATGGCTTCTTTGGTACACAAAAATATTTTTTAACAGAAAGCGCTGAAGAATTAACGCATTATCAAATACATGTTGAGTTCCAAAATGATATGGGTGATTGTGCTGATATGCCATCAATTGAAGCTATTAAAGATAAGGTAAAGACTATTGGAGAATCTTTAGAAATAGGTTACGAAATGGAGCTTGAAGTGTATAATAAATATAAAGAGTTTTACAAAAAAGCAGAAGATGAGGATTGTGTTGTAGGACAATTTTTATTACAATTCTTGGAAATACAAAGAAAGGCAGTAGGTCATTATGGTGATTTATTGGCTAAATATGAAACAGCTGAAGCAACTAAAGAGATATTAGAATTCGACCAACATATCAACGATGTTCCTTAAATATAATTTCGTAACGAAAAAACACAAAAATGTCAGAAGAACAAAATCAACAAACAACACAGGAAGAAGCAAAGCCGGTTTACAAAGCTAGTACGGGTATCCCAAGCGTAGATGATTACAGAGAAGCCGAAAGTCATAACTTTAAAGCCGAGGAAAACGAAGCGCAGGTAGAAACGCAAACTCAAACTGTTCAAAATGAGAGTCCCGCAGCTATTGACAATACGCCACCTGAAGAAAATGCATCTTCATTCACAATGCCATCACTTGATGGAACAGATGGGGAAGAAGCTAATTCAGCAAGCGCAACAATTGGCGACTGGAAGGAAGAGTTAAAAAAAGCAAATCCAAAAGATATTCTAAAGGAATTAGGGTATGATGATTTTTTAGCGGAATTTGCAGAGTATAGAAAGAATGGAGGAGATGCGTATAAGTATTTAGAAGCAAGAGCATTTGATTGGGAAACTGTATCGCATCAGGATTTGATTTTAGATGAATTAAAATCGCAATACCCACATCTAACTGAAGATAAGGTTGAAAGATTATATCAGTCTAAATACAAGCAATCAGATATGGCATCTGATGAAGATAGAGAAATTGGATTAATTCAATTAGAAGCAGATGCAGAACTTGTAAGACAAAAAAGAGTTACCGAACAGAAGCAATTCCAAATACCAGAGCCTGCAAGAATGCAAGAGGCAAATACACAGGCAATGTATGAGGAGCAGCGGAAGTTAGAAATAGACCAATCACAAAAGATTATTCAATTTTTTCAGGAACACGAAGCCACTAAAAACTTATATCAAAGCAAGAGAGTTGCTATCGATTTGGGTGATAATGGTAAATTCAATTTCAATATTGATAAACCTGAAAATCTAATGTCAGTAGCGTTAGATTCGGAAAAATGGCAAAGAGCAATATCAGTAAATCCGCAAGAGGCAGATGTGAGTAAGCTTATACCAGATGTCGCTAAATTGCAAAAAATTGCATTAGTGGCAATGAATCCAAACTACGAGAGAGATTTAGTGAACTATGGTAAATCATTGGGGCTGAAAGCTATTGTGGAAGAAGGGCAAAACGCACGAAGACCAATAGGTAATACACCTGCCCAACCCAATGAATCGTTTGCTGAAGCTATTAAAACAAGAGCTAAAGTAAGCACACTAGGCAGGTAGAATTTATTTTACCCTTAAAAACAAAACAAAATGGCAAATATTGGAAATATAACCAAAGCCTACGTCAGCGCTATTGACCCAGTGCTTGACACGAGAGAGATTAACAAGTTAGTTACCGACATCCAAAACGAAGATGCGTTAACCGACATTTTATGGTTGGGAGATAGAAAAAAACCAATCGCAACAGGTCAACCTTTGTACTACACATTTGTAAACGAAAGTTTATTTAAATTGTTAGATACAACAGGTGGTACAGTTAATGGTACAGGTACAACTTCATTAAACTTCACTTGCACAGCAGCGACTTCAGGTCAAGCTCGTAAAGATGATTTAGTGTTAGTTCCTACTGGTGCTATTTCTGCTATCGTTACAAACGTAGTATCTACTTCAGGTATTGATACAGTTTACATTAAGACGGTTTCTGGAGCTAACGCTACTTTGACTGCTGGTGATAAGTTATCTTTATTCTCTGTAGCAGTTGGTGAGAATTCTGTTTCTCAAAGCAACTTACGTTTCGGTTTGACTCGTTACACTAACAAGTATCAAATCTTTAGAGAAATCTCTAAAATCACAGATGTACAAAACGCTGCTACAATTGAGGTAGAATTTAACGGACAAAACAAGTTTATCGTTAAAGACCATTTAGAGAAAGCAATCCGTTTAAAAGGGCAAATCAATGCTGCTTATATTGCAGGTGATATGTCAGTTACAACTTTCAGCGATAGCAACCCTATCTTGACTGATGCTAACACTTCTGGCGGAGATGGTGGTGGACCGGTACAAACTACTCGTGGATTGAACAAATACATTGAAATGTATGGTTCTACATTAGTAAATGGTACTTTAGGTACAGTACAACAAACAAATATTGATAACGCTTTAGATGTGTTGATTTCTCAACGCTCTCCTAAAGATTATTTAGTATTTGGTTCTTCTGCTGCAAAGCGTGCGCATGATACATATTGGAAGGCTTTAGGTTCTTCTGGTGTT